AGTAGCCAAAGCCAGCAACGCCAGCCACTCCCACCAGAGCAGTTTTCAAACTAAAGATAGACTTTGTAATGCGCCCTAATCCTTTGCGAACAGACTTAAAGCCTTTACTGGTTTTGTCTGTTGCCGATATTACAATGCGGGTATCTTCAGCCATCTTTCTTTTCGCTCAGTAGGTGAAAGTAAGCAAGCCATTCATTGAACTCCGAAAGGCTCATCTGCTCTGCTTCTGCTATAGGTATGTGTAGCCTCTCAGCCAAGGCAATAACATTCATCCTTAACTGAGAGGTTTCTAGTTTTTTACTGCTGTTTCAACCGACTCAATAGTGCTAAACATCTGGTCGGCAATCGTACTAATGACAGAGGTTTCTTCGCCCATTAGGTCGATTCTGTCTTCAGCACTGGTGAACAGCTTGCTCCCGCCTTCGTCCTCAGCTTTCAAAACAATTAAATCTACCATTGCTCCGATGGTTGGGGCTTCCATAATCTGCGGGTGCTTCTTCTGTAGCTCGTTAATATCGTAACAAGTAATGGGGCGGCAAAACATTGCAAACGCTTTGCCAGCCTCATCAGCCCACGCTTCAACACTAACTTCACGCGCCTTAATGACGCGCCTGTTTCTTAGTTCTTTTGCTAATCCCATTTGCAATTTCTCCTATTGTAGTGGGGTTATGCTGTTGCTTCTGTTACTGCTCCGCTAACCTGAATAGCGAAACTAGCTTCTACCATACCATCAAACGCGGCAGTGATTGACTTAGACGTAACAGTGCCTGTGCCTGTGTAGTATTTCTCGCCAGTGCCAGTGCCAGTAGGATAGATTTCAAAGTCGATAGCAGCGCGGGCATCGAGTACCAGCTGTTGCGCGTCTGCGTCATCCCAGTAGCATTCTAGGCTTACTGTGCTTGCTTCTAAGCCAGCTTTGTAAGTGCGGGCAGTATCACCCATGATGCTATCTTCGATAGTGTCAGCACTGGTTTCAATAGTGTAAGAGCGCACTTCACCAACAACAGCTTCAGTACCGCCCGCCGCTGCTAATTTCACTACGCCTGTTGAGCCTGTATGTGTAGCCATTTTAAATCACCTTTCTAGTTAAGTTGTGCCGCGAGTGTATTCGTATACAACGCGAACGGTTAAAATCACACCGCCAACAGGGTCAATAGAACCCTCATCGACTTCAATGTTAGTTAGCTGGGTATCCAGCGCAAAGCCGCCTCTAGTGCGGTCAAGTTCCAAGCCTTCTTCAACGGCTTCGATTATGTTGTTTCTTGCTTGGTCAATTATACCCGACTTCACAAAGCAAACTAGCTCATAGTTAATGGAAGCCATTCGCTTCCCCATAGTGCCAGCAATTGAGCTATCTTCTCTAGATTCGTCAGCAGTCCTAACTAGCACCGCTGGAAACTGGGCATTGGATAGCTTATCAAAATCGAAAGGCTGCCGTGTTGCCATCTTAATGCTGACAGGTGAAGTAACACTGGTAGTAAGCGTAGTAACTATATTGTCTGCAATCTGCTCTCTAATGCTCATTATTCGACCACCAAAAATCTTTCAAATGCTTTAGCCAGCCTTTTGTTTTCCCTTCTGCTGAATCCAAAAAATGGCCGCTTCTTGTTATTACCAGAGGCTTTCCTTGCTTCTTCTCCCCTAAGAAAAATAAAGGCTTTGGTAGGGCTAGATACGGTAGTCATTGAGCCAAGCATCTTACCTGTAAAGTTTAGGTTAGGTGCCTTGCTTCTTCCTGCTTTTGCTCTTTCTTGAGCATATTTTGCAGTGTACTTTTCAAACCTGCCGCCCTTGTAGCCTTTGCCTTGGGCTGTTCTATCCAGAATAATATTAACGCCAACTTGGGCAACCTTGGATAGCACCTCTTTATATTGTGCTTGAATATCTTTGCGTTTCTTTCTACCAAGCTTCGCTAGGTCTCTAGGCTCAGACTTTACGTTTAACTTTACCTGCATCAGCGAACCAACCTGCCAGAGTTAATAGGCTCTTTCTCTTTATCTGTAACAGTGCCATCACCGTCAGCATCGTATTCAACGCCATCGCGGAACACTGCTTCTATCTCTTCGCCGTAGCGAGACTTGTAGAAATCAATCATGCCAAGAAAACGGTCATTGTCTACCCAGTTGGTTAGCTGCGGAAGGGCGTACTTCCAAAGAACAAGGTAAACACTGCATCGCGTCCACTGGCTGTCTGTTAGCTTGCTGGGTATCAGCTCACCGCTATAACCACGCTTGTCCCACCAGTCAGCGCGTATCTTGCGCTCAATGTCTGCTTGCGCTCTGGAATGTTGACCGGCGAATGATGTTATGCCAAAACCCAAAATATCTGGAACTATAGCTACCAAATCAGTATCGTTCGAAAATGCCATTACCACTTCACCTTATCTGCCCAGTATGCCGCCGATGCGGTTTTGTCTTTGCGACCTTTCTCAATGTCTTTAGCGAATCGCGCTTTGAATGACCTGCGCTTTGCCTTATCAGCTTCGCTCTCGTTCTTTCTTGGTGGCTTATTATCTGCGCCCTGCTGCCCGAACCTTATCAGCCTTACCTTGTCGCCTTCTTTAGCAAGTACGGCATGGCTCTTTTCAGGATGCTTACTGGTGCGCTTGGGTTTGTTGTACCCTTCAAAGCGTTCGCCTCGGTATGTAATAGCCATCACAACTCCTAAATAAAACCCCACCCCCAGTGAAGGGGGCAGGGAATCAGCACTAATTAAAGTGCAGCGTCACCAATCAACTTAACGCCAAAGCTATCATCAAGCTCTGCAACACCGTAAGCGGCAGTTGCGTTCAGCTCGAAGGCACGGAGAGAAGCGTCACGCTGTGACTCGATACCGAAGTCGCGCTTCATAGCGATAGCAAGAGCTTCTGGAGCGAATACAGCAGCAATAGCATCACTGCCAGTAACAGCAATATTAGCTGACTCGTAAACGTCGATGCCAGCAACAGTACCAACGTAACCAGTTCGCATGGCTTCGTTCTGAATATCACCGCCATTGGGGTCAGCAAAGGTGTTAGTCAAGCTAGATTTGATTGAGTAAGCCTGAAACGGGTGGATAACTGCAACAATGTTGCCAGTTACTTTAGCCGCTCGCAAAGTAGCCGCTGCCTTAAACAAATCAACAGCAGTCAATTCTTGACCAGCTGCGCCAACAGACGCGGTGAAACCAGTGAACAGACCGATAAGGTCAGTGTCCATCTTAGTAGCGATAGCGTTACCAAGAACAGTGCCAAGCTCGACAGCTGGGTTACCAGCGCCAAAAGCAGCCATGTCAGTTAGAACAACCTGCGCACCAACTTCGCCAACAGTAACAGTTACTGAGCTAGTTGAAACAGTGGTTGAACTCATGTCAGTGCCTTCGGTCAAGTCGGCAGCAGCAATTGCAGGGTACTTAGGAATCTGGACAGTCTTGCCAGCTTCGTTAGCAATGTTGTACTGAGTTACCAAGCCCATCATCAGGGATTGCTCTTCAGCAGTGAATCGTGCCTGCGCGATAATATTCGCAAACAGGTCGTCTAGTGTAGCGCTAGTAGTAGCAGCCATTGTAATACCTCAATAAATTAGGTTAAAAGATTATGTTATTTGTTGGCTTTCATCAGTGCGCGATAAGCCTCACGCCCACCGTCATTCCAATTCGCAACCATTTCAACCGCAGATTGAGGCTTCTGCGTAGAGCCACCAGCGTTACCCTGACTACCTGTGCCGCTTCTTCCTGCGTTCACAAAGTGAGGGTTAGCCGTTAGAAATTCACCGACCATCTCATTGACAGTCAGCAGTTCACCTTTGTCATTATAGCGGGGTGTTCCGTTGTTGTCTAATACCTCAACAGTGCCATCTTCTCCAAGCCTAGTCTGGCTTTTAAGGAGGGACGATACCTGCTCAGGGCTTACTGCATTGTTGTTACTTGCCGCACCAAGAATAGCCCCATCAACTAGGGTCTGCTGTAGCTTGCTCTTGTATGCGTTAATCTCATTGTCTTTCTTCTCAACGGTCTGCTTGAGTATAGTCTCAAACTCTCCGCGCTCCTTCATCTTGTCCTGCTCGTTCTGCTCTTTCTGGCTTAACAGTTGGCGGGCTTCATCAAGGTCAATGCCTG